CCCTATCGTAAAGTTGCCATTCCGCACCCACCCCACCACCGACCCCGCAAAACTCGTGGTCGAGATTAATTGCGTCGAGTCAGCCGGAAGCCGGATCACGAACGCCGCCGGCCTCCGCTCGTCCACCATCGCCAGCAGCCGCGAGTGCCCGTTATCGTTGGGATCGAAGAACAGCTCAAACGTCACATCCCCCGCCTCAGCAATGCCTGCCAATGACTCAGAGAACCCATCAGGACTATCATGTGCCGTCACATCCACCACCGCGACCGACACTTCCGGCCCGGAAATATCCCCCAGATGTTTCACCCGGATCACGGATGAGTCTGCAGGGTCAGTGATTTGGATTCGGGTATTGTATGCTGCTTTTTTGGCCATGGTTTGAAAGAGTTAAAGGTCAGGCGTCACGCCAGATGATCCGGTAATCGACTGACAGCCGGTGCGCTTCCGTGATGCCGTCGCCGGTTTGGTAGTCCAGAGGTTGAGCAAACCCGCCGGACTCCCGAAAGGCAGCTTGCAGGTCGGCGGCGGCCCCGCCGGGTTTAGCTCCGTTGAGGGCTTCGCTGATGGCATCGGCGACAGCGCGGCACCCGGACAGATGCCGCGCCTCGATGTCAAACTGCACGATGGTATCCTCCATGCCGGGGTCGGCGGTCGTCGCGCTATCATGAGTATGTTCCGGGGTGCTGGTGATCTCATGCCAGATCACCCTTGGCAGAGCACTCCCTTGTGCCGCCCTGCCACTATACAGTCGGCAGGCTGTCCCTGCCCCGATCAATGCCGTCAGCGCGCCATGGGCCTTCATCGCCACCATCAGTGACGTTGCCAGTTTCGCGCTGTGATTGACGGCGGGCATGATGTTATTCCGTAGGCTCAACCGGCTTCTGTTTCTCAGCCTGATAAGCAATCAAATCCGGCAAACAAACCGCAACCGCCCCAAAAGCAGCAGCAGCGGACGGAATAGCCTGCACCGCCTCCCAAAAAGGCAGACGCACTTCCCGCCGATCTGAAAGCAGCCGGTCGCCAGTCGCCTGATCGTAGGGCACATACTCAACATAAATCGAGTCCTGTTCGCCCATAGACCGGGCCGAAATGGCAAGGTCCATAATATAAATCTCGTTGTAAGTCTTCGCGGTGACCTCAGGACGTTCCGCCGGAGTATCAAGTGGGATGGTAATTGTGGCCATGTGTTATTAGGTAGTGGGTTGTTCAGCCTTGGCCTTTTCGGCTTCGGCTTGATCGATCTGAGTCAGGACGGCGATGGCCCCTTTGAGTTGGGTCTCTTCGCTTTCGAGTTGCTTGAGCCGCTCCCGCAGATCGTGCTGTTCGGCGAGGTTGGCGTTACGGGAAGTGACGAGGTTGGTTTTGTAGGTTGTGGTCATGTGGGAATTGTTATTAGACAGCGCATGGCACCCGGTATGCAGTCCCGGTAGAGTCGTAGATCGTGATGTAACCAGTGGCGGCGACTACGGTGGCAGTGTATGCGGTGTCTGTGGTCAGCTTGCCCTTCACTGGAGCAAACCCAGAATCATTTGCCAGCACAATGTCGATCCCGGTCCCGTTCCGCTTGATCGCGGGGAATGCGGAGGTGGTGCCGCCTAGTTGGAGTCGGTTAAAATCGTCTTGGGTATTATTTTGCAGCAGGTAAACGCCAACCGAAGGGGCTGAGAAAAGCACGCGACCGCTGAATGCGAAAGCTGCCGACGAACCAATCGTCAAGCCGCCGGTAAAAGTGGCGTTTCCGCTTGTTGCTATTGTCCATCGAACCACCCCGCCCACCACAAACTCAATCGGACGCGCCCCCCCGGTCCCTGACAGGTTTGTGCCGATCCGCAGCGTGTTGCCGACCCCTGATGTGATCCAATCAAATTCAGCCCATTCCGGCGCAGTGCTAAGATTTGTGTTATAGACCCTAAGTGCCTGTTTGGCGGTCCCGTTCCGCTGGGCCAAGATCCCGGAGGCGTCTTGTATCAAAACTACATCAGCAGTTCCAATATGCAGATCGCCGGAAATTCTGACGCCATTTGGAGCGGTTGGATTCATCAGGATGCGACCCACTCCGTCACTAGAAATATCCGCAAAGGTATTCCCGGCCCTGAAGGAAAAAGACCCTCCTTTGGCTACCTTGAACTTGGTCCCACCACTCACCTGCAAGTCCATCAGTAATGCTGCCGGATTGCTATTGGTGTTAATGACATCTAGCTTGATGCCAGTTGGAGTGCCCACGGTGTCCCAGGTCGTCGCCAAGTCCAACAAGTTGGTCGACTGAGAACTGGTCAGGCTTTGGCCGGTCAGGGTTTGCGCCAAGAAGGTTGGGGCGTCGGCCCGGCCTACGCCGATTGCGCTGCGGAGAGTAGCCGCGTCAGCTGTCGATAGGAGCGCCCGCCCGTAGGCTGTGGTCGTCAGCGCAGAGATCGCCGTCAGGTCAGAATCAAGGGGTTGATACCCAGCCGCCACCGCAGCGGTCGTTGCGTAGGCAGAAAGATCTTGGTCCCCGGTATTCGTCCCCGTGTTCGCCGTGTAAATCTCCGTGAAATTATCATTCACCTTCTCGAACGCCGCGCGGATAGGATCACCCGTTCCGTCGTTGGCTGTAGTCCCGATGTTGATGGTTTGTTTTGCCATAGGTCTAGGTGTGGTCAGCGGTCTGGAGCGTCATGTCGGCAGTGAAATCAGTGCTATCTGCCGTAAAGTTGTAGCCGGTCGCGTTGATGGCGTTATCGGTTAAGACCGCCGAAATAATGATCTCAGCCGGCCGGGATGGCGGCAGCGGCAGAGCGCTGGTGATGTCGTAAACAAACCCACCCCAGATGATCCGGTCCCGTGGATTCAGGTCATCCAGCAGCGATTGATAGCGCACAGAGAAAACCTGTTCCGCAGTGGCGTCCCTTGATGAGCCGTTGGTCGTCTCCTTGCCACTCATTGTCTGCGCGTGCGCCCAGACTGTCGCCAGCGTTGACCAAGTCTGCGTGACAGAGCCTTGATCATCCACCGTGTCTGCAGCCCGCTGGATCGTTATTCTGGCGTCTCTGCGTCCGATGGGGGTCATTTGACCGCCCCCTCCCAAGGCACCCGGAAAGAGTCGATCAGCCAATCCAGCGATTTCGGAATCTCCGTGACCGTCGCCCCGCTAATGACCATTTCCCGCCGCTCAAATAGATGGGCCGTCAGCAGCAAAATCGCATGGCGCAGCGGCCCCGGAACGTCAGTGGCCAGCGCACCATACCCGGCCCAGAAAGTCGCCCGCCAGACCGCATCCTGTGGGCTGCGCGGGGTATCGATGTTGTCCGGGTATGATGTCAGCCAGACCAGCGCAGGCTCCCTGATTGGCAGCTGGGTAGTGTTCGCCCATGCCGTCCAAGTGCCGGCATCGTTCCGGTATTCCATCAAAAAGGTCTCCGCTGCCATCAATCTGGCGCGGGGTAGCTCCACCGGGACGCATCCGCCGATGTCGCCCGTGATGTAGGCGATCCACTTCTGCCTGACGAAGGCCCTGCGGCATTCGTTTTCGATCCGATCTCTTGCCGCCGTGATGCAAAGCCCGATCAGCGAATCCTCATCGCTGCCATCCACCCGCAGATGCTCCTTCGCCTGGACCAAGGTAATCGGCTCAAGCGCAGGCGCAGTGACCAGCTGGGAGATGGCAGCAGAAGGAATCATTTTTTCGTAGGCTTGGCCGCTTTGGCAGGCTCTTCGGTTGGCGCGGCGTAATCCTCTGGGACCACGCGACCCCGGTTTGCCAGCATCAGCTCCACGGCTTGGTCATCAGTCACGGTCACCACAGTGCCTTCAGCGATATGCTGGCCACCAATCAGGCAGTCGGAGTTGATCAGGAATTTCATAACAAAAAGAAGAAGCGCCGGGGCGGCGACGTATCCCCGCCCCGGCTTATCATATGACCACCAACAAAATTAGGCAGTCAGCGCATCGAGCATCGCGGCGAAGGAGCCAGCCCGGAGCACCGCGTTATCACCAAAGGCGGCAGCAGTGATGCGGACCAAGCCAGTGGTGTCGAGGCTGTAAGGATTGACCTGGACATCAAGGCCACCCCACTGAGCGATAACCAAGTCAGCAAAGTTGCCGAAGATGATCGCAGAGCAAACCCCGGAGGAAGTGCCCTTGGTCAGGGTGGAGGACACGCAGTTGGAAACCCCGGTGACGTAGCCGTTAAGCGGGAGTTCAGGGGTGGTGCGGCTCCAGATTTTCTCGGCGCTAGTGCCGGATTCAATGCTGATCTTCTTCAGAGCGCCGCGCACCTTGGAGTTGGTGAGGTAGGCCAGGTTCCCGGTGGCCGCATCAGCGTTGGCCAGCGCGGTTTCGAGGTCCACGATGTTGGCCCAGGTAGGGGCCAGGCCGTTGGTGCCGCCAGCCACAGAGCCGATGCCGGCAGTGGCAACGATCCCGGTAGGCTGATTGCTGGAGCCGGTGCCGTGGATGACAGCCTTCTCCCAGATGATGGCGATTTCCTGCAGGAGGTTATTCCGCACCCATGCTTCGATGCTCGGGTCAGTCTGGAGCAGGAGCTGCTTGGACAGCTCCACATGAGCAGGGATGCGCTTAGGCGACAGGGTGATCAGGCTGCTGGTTGGGGTTAGCTCGGTGGAAGCACCATTCTCAGCGGCAAACGCAGGCTTGGTGCTATCCCGGCCCATTTTCGGGAAGGGAATATTGCCCTGCAGGCCAGAGAGGAACTGAGCGCCCAGGGTGCGGGTCACCATGGCCTCATAGAAGGGATCGACGATCCCTCGCAAAGGCTCGCGAGTCAGGACTTCCAGGCCAGCGCCGGTGCCGCCAGCGGTCAGGTCGTTGCGGAAACGATTGGCGAACATGGTAGCGAGCACAGCGCGGGGAACATGGCTCCCTTGGCTGGCCAGCTGCACCGCATCTTTAGCGCCCTGCGCCACCATCTCGGCCTCGGCACCGTCGAGCTTGCCACCGGCCAGCTGACCAACGATCAAGCGGCGGAAGCTGAAGCGCTCGGCATCAGAGGCATCCTGATTGGAGAGGCCAGAGGCATCCAAGATAACCTTGCGCTTCTCGCTGTCAGGGACGCTGTCGAGGTAGGCACCAAGCTGGCTCTGGGTTTCAAGGGCTTTGGCGGTAGCCTTGAGGCCATCCACCATGCCGTGGTATTCTTTGACCTTAGCCAAGTCAGATTCACTGAGGCCATCCTTGGCCCCGGCGAGGATTTTGTCGGCATCAGCGGCCACGGCCTTGATCTTCGCATGGACGGCGTCCAGCGGGCTGGCATCCATGGTCAGGATGGTGAGGGAGAATGCCAAGACTGGCAGGACGATCAACGGTTTCTTTTTCATGTTATTATGGGTGTTTGTGTTATCAGTTTGCGGCGTGTGCGGTGACTGTCGGACGGCCCATCTGAGCCACCAGCAGCCGGGCGGCTGCCAGACGCGCCACGGATTGGTTGTCTGGGGTCTCCGGGTCGTGATGCTCCGGCCTCCCCTTCAAAGTTTCGGATCGGTCAGCGAACCCGCGTTCCACGGATTCCGCTGCGGTCATGTAAGTTTCAGCGTCCAGCCAGCCCTTCAGATCAGCTGGCTTCTGCCCAGTCCGCGCCTCGTAGGTATCGACAATAATCTGGTCGATGCTCTCCAGCGTCGAGGCAGTGCTAAGGTGGTCAGCAGCATTCCCCATCGTAATCGTGCTGGCCCGGTGAATCATCATCATGGCATTGCCGCCAATCACGATATCATCCCCAGCCATCGCAATCACCGAAGCAATCGAAGCCGCCAGCGCATCGATCTTAACCGTAATCTTCCGGTCATCCTGCCCAGCCTGCCATGCCACCAGCGCGTTATAAATCCCCACCCCTTCAAAGACATCGCCACCCGGAGAGTTGATCCGCACCGTGATCGCAGAATTGGATGGCTCCAATCCAGCCAGCCAGTCAGTCACGGATTGGTGGGTGATCCCGCCGCCGGTAAAGTAGTCAGAGCCGATCCGGTCGTAGATGAGAAGCTCATGCGAAAGCGCCTGCGGTTTCTGAATCTTCGCAGCATTTTCCCACGCCGTCTTGAGCTTGGCGGGATCGCCAGAGCGGGTGCTGTCAGCCAGATTGGTAATCTCTTTTTGCTTCACTTTCATACTGCCGGTTCCATTGTTGCCGGTGCGGCGGCGGTTGCTAAGATGTCAGCCATATTCAGCTGGCGAACGTGCGTGTCGCCGCCCTCGATCGGGTCGAGGTCTTCGTATCCCCTTACCTCGTTGATGCTGTAGATGCCGTTCTGCAGGCCCGTGCTGTAGGCAGAGAATCTGGCAGCAGCATCACCTCGGAGCAGTCCGTTAAGGTTGTGCTTCCAGTAGTGGTTATCCTGCTCAGACGGGAGCAGCAAAGCCCCAGCGAAGGCTTCCTCCCACCGTTTGCACCATGGCAAGAACAAGTCCTGCACGGCTTGGATTTGCTGCTGCTCAATGTTGCTGAAGGTGGCGTTATCAAGGATGCCAACCTTGTGCGGAGGCACCCCGAACACTTGGCAGATTTGCTGATGCGTCCGCTTGGCGATCTCGTCAAACTGGCTGCTATCATTGGCGCTCCGGGTCATCTCCATCTTGCCGCCACCTTCCAAGACCATTGTGCGGAAGAAGTTATCGACGCCCTGATAAGCAGAGTTGAGCTGGTCCTTCAGGGCATTCCGTTGCTGCTCCGTCAAGTTCACCCCCGGCGCTGCTGTGTAGACCATCCCAGGCCGCGATCCATTCGAGAAGAACCTGCTGGAATTATCCTCCAGCGCCTGCGCCAGCCCAATCAGATTAGCACAAAGACTGATCGGTCCCTGACCCTTCAAGCCATCAGGAGACATCCCGCGCAGATGCAAAATCTTATCAAAGCCCAGCTCTTTGCTGCCGCTATCACTGGTGACGGTATAGCGGGGGAAGTTCCCGCGCATCGTCATTGACACGTTCCGCGTCCGCAGCGGGTAAATCTCCGCGATCCGCCCCGCCCGGTCGTAGACCAGCTGCGCGTAAGCGTTGTGATGCAGCGCTTGGTTGAAGGCCAGCGCATAGCGCACATCACTGCTGACCATGATCGGATTGGGCCGTGTGCGCATCACCCGCCTGGCAGGATGCCCCACGGCCGGCGTCCGGCTGTCCCCATTCTGCACATACAGTTCCAGCGGCAGCGTGCTGACAATCTGGGCGATGTAATGCACACAGGCATAGACCGTCGAGACCCCAAGGGCGGTCAGTTCATTCACCTTTGCCCCCAGCGGCCCCGTGCTGCCCATCAGAGCGGCGAGAAACTCACTCCCCGGATTCGTCAGCGGGCTTTCATTCCGAATCGGCGCAAAGCGGGGGCGAATCCCAGTCTGGGAAACGCCTGCCTCACGCAGAGTCATGAATGTTCGGTCGCTCATTGATTCAGTTTCTGGTCTATCCGGTCGAGAATTTTGAGGATGTTAGCCAGCTTCTCATTGTTCGCGCTTTCCTTTAGCTCCAGCTCCCGGATTCGCGGCTGCACAGAGGCAGTCGTGTGGGTGTTTTCGTTGACGGCGATCTGGATCGTGGCCACCCACACCCCCATGGCGAAGGCTCCTGCCAAAAGCGCCCAGCCAAGCTTGACCACAATATCAAGAGTCTTGAGTCGGCTGGAAAAGCCCTCTGTCTGTTCTTCACTCATGGTCAGGATTTGGCTCATGGCGGCAAAAGGCGGATGAATTTCCGGGACTCTTTGAAGTTACGGGACTTGTCCCACACCCCGTCCCCCTCACGGCCACCACTGGCTCCAGTGTTTCCCTCGATGGTTTTGATAACCCCTCTGGCATCATCAGCCACCAAGCCCGTATGACTCATGTCAAAAGTCACAATGTCCCCCGTCCGCAGTGATGGGATGTCGTCAGCGAACAAAACCTGCAGGCCGCGTTTCTTGGCCCAGTCCTCCAAGCCAAACGCCGCCGCAGTCTTCGGCCTCCATTTTTCAAATCCGGCCGGCGTCAGCTTCAGTGCTGCCAGCACTTCCTTGTCCTTGCCCCATTCCCGGATGCACCAGCAGACAAAGGCCGCACACCATGGCCATCCAGTGCCCTCAAGATTGGTCGCCGCCTGATATTCACGAACCCGCTTCCCGCTATTCCGCCCCACTTCACGCGCCCCCACCTCGCGGCGAGCGATCTCGATCAGCTTCTGGCGGACGGGGAGAGTGCTCATGATTTGCGAACCCAGGCCAGCAAAAGGTGGATGATGGTGTCGATGATCCAGCCAGCCTGCCCTTGCAGATAGGAAACCGCCTTTGTCCTCACGAACTCCAGCTTCTCAGAGCCGACCCCGAACCGGGCATCAGCAACACTGATCGCCTCAACAATCGCCGCGATTGCCAGCTTGTTGTTGTCAGCCAACCAGGTGGCGATGTATTTCAGGAGGAAAACTTTCATGGGGTAAAGCGCAGGCGCTTCAGGGTTTGCATCGCCGCTTGTTCGTCAGCGGCTTGGCGTTCCAGTTCGGACTTAGCGCGGGGAATCAGTGGGGTGAATTGGAGCGGTTCGGGTTGGATGGGCTTGGCCCACGAATCGATTTCAGCTATCTTGAGAGTTTGTTTTGCCGCCTGGTAATCGTGAGAGCAGCTAGTCAGGATCACCGAAAAGATTAACGCTGCCCTTAGTAACCATCCGCAGGCCGACCTGCAGAATGCCAGCAGCCATGAGAACCAAGTCAGCATGGGCCGCGATCCACGGCGCGAGACCGGGAGCAAAGGAACCAACCGCACCGGCCACGGCAACCAACACCCCTGCGAAGGCGGTCTTGGATTTGAAGATGGATTTGGAGCTATTGATTTCATTCATGGCTGGATAGGAGCTTCCTCCACGGGGTTAAGGATTTTGAGCTTCTCCACATCAGCCGCCGATGTGGTAGCGGCCCGCGAGGTTTCCTCTTTAGCCAGGATGCGCGTCGTGCTCTCGCTTGTGCGGAACATTGAGTTAGCCGCCTCGGTCACTGCTTTGACCCCATAGTAATTGGCGATCTTGCCGGGGATCACCGTCTCATCCTTGCCAGTGTCGTTATAACTCAGCGTCCCCAGCGGCCCGGAATAACTGGCAGTCTCCCCAGCAGACTTCGTAAAGACCGATCCGCCCAAGGAAACCACAGACTCCCCGGAGCGGATCAGAGGCCGCACCGTGCAAGCGGCACACGCCAGCGCCGTGAAGGCGGATAGGGCGGCGATTGCTCGGAGCATGGCGGACCTATCCCTTTTTATAGGGCTTCCCGCAAGACTGGATTTCTGTCGTGTCAGAAATAAAGGAACATTCGGAACATTAGGCACACTAAGAACTTGCGGCACATTGGGAACTCCATACTTTTCACCCATGGCAAAACTCAGCACCTCCCAAGCTGCCAAGAAACTCAACATCAGCCGCCAGCACGTCGTCCGGCTATGCAAGGCCGGGGTGCTCACCGGCTCCCGCCTCCATGACAAAAGCTGGTGGCAAGTCGAGCTGCCAAAAAAGGAGGCCGACCCATGAGACTCCTCAACGCCCTGATCAACCTCGGCCTCCAGCTCATCGCCGCCGCCCTCGCCATCATCGCTATCCCGCCGGCCATCTGCGCCGCCGTCATCCTCTTACTAGCCTCCACCATCTCCCATCATGCAGACCACCAAGTCCCACGATAGCCTCGGCCGCACCCGCCGCGTCAGCCAGGG